GACGATGAGGGCGGGGGGTCATTTTGGCGACTCCCCCTCCCCCCATCAAGGCTCAAGAAAACAAATTAATCTTCAACTTCAAACGTTTGATAGAAGTTTGTTCCATCCATTTGAAGGATTCGATCAATTGTTTTCTCAATTTCTTCAACTTCAAGATTTTCAGTCAAAGAATCTGTCGATGTGCACAGCCTAGCCACCAGCCCACAGGTGTGGTACCCATGGGTGGTGTCGTAAGCAAACCATTCGTCCCAAGAAGTTCTTGGATCGTAAGGATTGTCTACTGTGCTTAGCATCCTAGCCATGATAGACCTCCTATGTAGAGGCCCTGTGAGTAGTGGTATACCATGATGTGGGCTACCCTACCTCTAGAGCACGGTGTACTGATGATGTTGAGATTCCCAAAGCTTCAGCAATTTCAGAAGCAGTCTTGCCCCTGCTGCTCATAGCCTTAGCTCTGGACACCATGCTGGACGATAGCTTAGGCTGAGCCCTTGGTGTGGCCAGCTCTCTCACTACTGATTCATCAGCCAATTCAAGAACCTTGTTCAAGGCAGCCTGTGAGATAGCACCTTCTTGGATTGCTCTCCACTCTTTAGGTGTGATCATGAAAGGCTTCTTACCAGCCCCCGTTCTTGAACGGGCCTCGGCTAAAGCCTGGCGGCGTGCCTTAGAAAGGCGCTCTTTATCTTTGGCCAATGTTGGATCAGCTTGCTTCTGAGCCCTAACAACGGCGTCTGCCAGGACCTGAGCCTGGCGTTCTCGGGGTTTATTCCGGAGTGCCTCGTTAACTTTTGACTTGAGGGACTTAACCTCAGGGGCATAAGTCTTGGAGGCCTGGGGGTTTTTCCTGACAGAGGGGATTGTTAGTGTAGCCTTCCTTGCTTCATTGGCCATGGCCTTCAGCGCATTGGAGTGATTGGCATACACCGTCTCAATTGTACTGCCGTCCTTAGAAACCAGGGAGAATGCATCATGAGTCTCGGCTAGCTTCTTAGATTTAACAATACTCTTCTCTGTCTTCCAACCTTTAATAGTCTCCCCGTCTTCATCGAAGATGGGTTTCTTATAGGTCTTCCCCGTTTCTTCCCAAACCTTACGGCCTGTCTTCTTGTCGATAGGCCCACCCTTTGAAGCGGACCGGGCTTTTCTATCAGGAAGGTAGGCAGTAGAACCAGCACGGGAAATCAGAGTGGATGCCCCACCATTTGATTTACCCTGGTACTTCTTCTTGAGGGCTGGGATTCCGTTGTCGAGCTCCGACTGCTTGTAATTGAGGTGGTGTTTCTGCGCATCGATTACAACCATGGAGTGTCGAACTGCCCGGGCAATCTCAGACTGAGTAGCACCTTTGATGGTCATGTCGGTAATCAGATTTGATACCTCGCCCATCTTAAGCTGCTTGTTCTTGTCTGACATCTTAGGCATTCCTTCATACCCAGGGTATGTAGCTTTAGGATCAAAGTCCTTCAGCCCTTTAAGAGCCGGGGAGGTCTTGACCTTTCCGCTATTGTTTGGTATACAAAGGACCGAGTCACCGTCGAAGTCTGCACCAGACAGACGTTCTGCAACTTTGGGGTGGATTCCGATTGCGTCTTTAACCTTAGTCCCTATTGCTTTTCTGGCATGGGGGTTTTTATTGTTGACGGTCAATTCAGGAATCTCGAAACGTCCACCATGAGGATGGCGAACCAGGACAACCTTCTCCCCATGTTTGAAGTTGGGGGCGTAAACCTCCGTCGTCTTCATCTTGGGTACGGGGAGAATTACCTGGCTTGCCTGCCTTGGAAGGGATGCGGCCTTAAGATCCACGGCGTCAGAGTCCACTGAGTCTGCGAAAGACTGCAGTAGTTTCTTCTTGACGGATGGATTCGTAAGAGCCATGATCTCTTCGAACTCAGCACGGCGCTTGTCACGAACTTTCTGCAGCTGCTGCTTGGCAAGAGAGACGGGCTGCTTTGAAAGGAACTGGGAACTCAAGGTCTTGGACCAATCTCCCCATGTTCCTTCATCGTTGACGATGTTCATTGCGGACAGCTTCTTCTTACCGTTCTTGTCGGTATAGTGTAGCTGCTTGCGAATGACGGAACCGAATGGGTTTGCTGGATCACCCGTTTGCTTCTTGAGGGCGTCCAGCTTGTTGCCAGTGGGCTTCTTGTTGGTGTTGAACCGGAGATCATATCCCTTGGGAATGTCATCCGAGTACATCGCCATACCTTTGAGGTAGTGCGTACCATCAACAGAGATTCGAACCTGAGCATAGTTGGAAGCGCCGAGGGATAGGTCTTTGACTCCTCGTCTGACCTCGATTACGCCATCCATATCAGCACCACCCTCAGGTCCATAGCGAACCTTTACCCGCTTGCTTGAAACAGCGGTGGGCTTCTCGATGCCGTAGACGGTACGACCCCCGTCCTCAATGTTGACACCGGGGGCTTTAATCTCGCCCCGCTTAGCAAGGACCGTCTTGTAGTCCATTCCCGGAGGAACAAGAACCTTCATCTCTGTCTGCTTGCCGGTTGTCTGCTGAGTGACCTTCACCTTGTGGACGTGGTAGCCCTCAGCCTCGAGCATGGCAGTGGCGGTCTTCATCTTGGTGCTTGTGACACCCATGTTGACCTCAACGCCGAGCCCGACGTCTATCAGACCGTCCTTACCAACCTCTTTCTTGAGCTGTTTGGCCAGAGCTTCGGTACTCCCAGCCCTTTCTTTTAGGGTGGGGTCTAAAAGAGCTCGGACGGAGGACTCGTTGATGCCCATTCGACGGCCAATAGCCGTGTTAGACATCCCCTTCTCCTTCAGTCGGGCCACCATTGCAACGTCAGCCTTACGCTTCTCGTTCTTAGCAATGGACTTCTGGGCTCGAAGCTGGGTGGTGGTCATTCCAAGGCCTTTGGCGATCTCAGTCTCACTGAGTCCCTTGGCCTTGAGGTCCTTGATAGTCGACAGAAGGTCGCCTGAATGCTGATGGGGGTCTTTTCCAGAGCCCCAGGGATAACGGCCGCTCTTGCGCTTTACGCCGTAGTGGGCCAAATCCGTCATATTAGGCTTCCTCCTCCTTAATCTTCTCGATTATCTTGTCGAAGCTGATGATGGTACCCATGATGGGGGAGATTTCATCGCCCTCGGGGTTTGCGATGAGAATATCATCATTTTGGTAGATCCGGAGCTCGTAATTGATCTCACCGGGCCTCACATCATACTCAAGACAGAAAAGGGCGGCATAGATCATGAGCTGATCGATCTTAGCAGGAGTGACGCCTGTCTTCAGATCGTGGATGCGAAGTAGCCCCTTGTCAAAGGAGATAGCGTCAGCAGTGCCAAAGCAGTTGACCGAGTAAAACAGGACTTGCTCCGGCTCCATCCGAAACCCAATAGCATCGTTAACATAGTTGTTGAATGTCACCTTGTTTCGGGGCATACGCATCTTCAGACGAATGTGCTCTGCGGCGAGCTCGTGAAGACGGGTGCCTTTTGCTGCGGCCTGGGATGTCCGAAAGGACTCGATCAACTTCTCGGGTGAGTAGTTAAGCCAGTGATACTTACTGGCTGAGAGAAAAGCATGTGCGCCGTTAAGCGCAGAGTGATCGTTGAAGTTCATCTAGAATCTCGCTCTCATTCTCGGGGTAGATGAATGCTGCATACGACATTGCGTGCATGGTCCGAACATAGTGTGCCTGATTCGGACGGACTGAGGCATACTCGCCTCGCTTCACTTCAAGGGCCGCCCACTTATCCTTGTGGAGGATAATGAGATCGGGTATGCCTTGAATGTAGTTGGGGTCGTTCTTGAGAACGATGCATCCAGGCAACATCTTACCCAGCTTCTTAATCAGCTGAGCTTGAAACTGAGACTCACGCATAGTTGTGCTCCTCTGGGTAAGCCTATAAGAAGGGATAAGCTTTATTTATTCCTTCTATTCATTATATGCCGAGTTCGCGACATGGGGCAGGGACACTAGTGAGAGGGGCTTGAGAAGGGGCGGACAAAAACCCACTTTTTTCTTTTCTCTATATATATTAAAAATATCAATCAATCAATCAATATGTATAATATAATGGCCATTTGGCCACCACCCCGACTTTTCGTTGCAATTTCAACGTTTTAGGTGTGGCCAAAAATGAAAAAAAAGTGGCCACCATGCCCACTTTTTTGGCCACCGACCATATCCGAGTCACAGAAGTCACATCTGTAACACCGAAAAATGGCCAGTGGCCAAAAAAAGGACAAAACTGAGAGCATGATTTAAGCCCAAAAAGCCCTCTCATTGAAGACTTTTTTCGCCCTCAGCGAACGTTTCACAGCCTCATCGATCGAAGAATCACTCTCAAGGAAGTAGTATTTCAACTCCTTGTAAGGCGTATTCAGTCGGTCGATCCGTCCTTCGCACTGCTCGGTGACTCGCCAGGAATAGTTGTAGGACCAGAAGAGAACCGTATCGGTACTAGTACAGTTCCATCCTTCTGCTGCCGAGGTGTACTGACAGATATAGATCCATCGGTCTCCTCCTGGTAAAGCATCGTGCCTATGTCCATTCCATTGCGCCGTAGGCAGTCCAAGCCGAGCTGCAACTGCAAGTATTCGCTCGAGTTCATAGTCGTAATTGTAGAATACGATAACTCTCTCATGGCTTGCGAGAAAGCGGAGGGCTTTGTCTGAACGCCAGTCATTGTCGCTCACTACCTTTCGTAGAGTTCTGCAGACCCCACCTGCGTCTCTAAGGGGTTCATTCGTCCAAGGATCCATACGAGTCTTTACAACACGCTTGTAGAGCTCTCTGTCATACTCACAGGGGATACGATGCCTCACACGAGTCGTATGACGCTCTACCGGCATCTCCACGAGGATACTCCGCCGCAATCGCTGCAGCTTAGCCTCCCCCACGTATTTCTTGACCTTGGGGTACTTTGCGAATCTGTCAAATATGACGTGGTCGTCCATGAACTCAGTCCGAGTCCTGTAGAAGCCATGCGCCATGAATACCGGGAGGTAGTCCAACCAGACATCTCCAGGAGTTGCTGAGAGCATGATCCAGGTGTTCTTCTTTGCTATCTTGAGGAACTCTTTTACCCAGCGCCCACTGCCAGAAGCACGCTGCTCATCAAAAAAGAATACCGCGTGTTCCCGGTCCGAGTACTTCCCGATGTTGTTCCACGAGTCCACGACAATCCGTGAACCAGTGAAAGAACACTCAGGATCTGTACTCAGACCGAGACGCGCAGCTTCTTCCTCCCACTCAAGGGAGTCCCGCTTCTTAGCGGTTGTGATGACGTACAGCGTAGGGGAGCCCTTGACCACTCTCTTCGCCAAGGACCCCCCTTTCTTGAACGAGGCGGCGTTACAAACCGACGTGAGATACCACGCCAGGCTTGTCAGGGTCTTCCCTGAACCAACGCCACCTGCCAAGATGCTGCCGTTCTGGAGTTGACGCACCGCCTGAATCTGCTCCTGGCGATACTCAACCGTCATTCTATCCGAGTTCCTCCTCCACCTCCGCAAATATGCGGTCCATGGCGTCGTTGTACTCTGCCCACTGCTTCTGTCGGTACTCCCGGATGGAAATACACTCAAGATTATCAGGGGCGATGTTCTCCCAGTCGCCGTCCTTTGGGACGACATAGTGCTTGTATGGAATCGCTCCGAAGAACGTATACCATACTACGTGGTGCGCCCTACAAGAGGAGCTCTGACCATCACAGAACAGATTCACACGGGGCGTTCCACGATGGTCGTATGTGAGCTTCTTGATCTGCTGAGTCCCACCATGACGAATACGGCCCCGAGTCGAGACCTGGTATCCTTCATAAGCGGCGGGGGCATCGAACCACTCCTCAGTCACACGTGCATCCTCTTGACGTGGTCCAGGAGATACTCAGTAGCAATCTTCCCCTCCCGGACACGAAGACGGGTGTTCTTCGTCGAGTAGAAGTGCTCGAGCTCGCCGTCGTAAGCGAAGACCAGGTGAAGAAGCCCAGAGGAGATCTCAGAGACTCGCTTCAGTTCCTTCTCGACTCCAGCGACAATAACCTTCTTGACTCCCTCAGCACGGAGCTGGTCCTTGATGTCGGCGAAGTCGGTGTACAGCGCCTCAACCGGATCCACAAGCCAGGAGTTGGAGTTCTTCTGGTAGATGAATTTCTGGTTCGACGTGATCTCGACCTTGCGGATGGTACCGAATGCCCGCCGCATGAGGTAGAGGCTGTAGTTACCGGGCTTTGCGAGGTTGGTCCTCATTCCCAGAACAGTATAGAACTGCTCGTCGTACAGGACCGCCGTCTCATTAAGGCGATCGAAGGTGTTCTTGATGTAGAAGTCCTGGAAATCAATTGGGGCGAGTTCTGTCTCAGGCATGGGGTTTCCTTTCCGAATATGACGGTAGTACCCCCGCTTTCCATCAGGGGTTGTGGTGTACTCAAACTCAAGGGTGTCGATATTGGTGAAGATGATCTTCTCGACTCCATCATCATTCGGGGCGACAAGAACCTGGGCATAGCTGTCCTTGACCTCGACATTAGTCGCCTCATAGAAGTTCCCGTTTCCGCCCTCGATCATGACGCAGAAGTAGTTCTTCCCGTATATCGAGTTCAGGAGCATCTTGAAATATGTCCGAGCGGGGATAGTTTCGGTGACAAGGGGCGTCATATCGTCTTCCTCTTCTGTCTCGATCTTGATTGCATTCCACTGCGTATTGGGGCGGTACTGAACGAATTCCCACTCCTCAATGTCCTCGACCCAGACGTCGTCCTTACACAGCGGGGCAAGGAACAGTACGGAGCAATCGAATCGGTCATTAGGGTTTAACCGGTAGTCAATGACATCGATGGTGCCCCGGTTCGGGAAATATACGGGCATCCGGTTCCCGCACTTACGAGTCTCCATAATATGGGTCAAAAACTTGAACCCCGAGAGAACCCGAGGCTTCTTGTAGAATCCTTCTGTATTCAGTTCCATGTCAGTCCCACTTCCTTGCATCCATGACCATCTTGGCCTGGAGAACCGTCCATCGATGCTTCTGACCAAGAGCTTTGGCATCCCGAATGATGGTAGTGAAATCATCAAACTTGACAGTGACCCGCTCATTTGGCTTGCGGCCGATAACGACATAAATACCGTCCTCGCCAGTCACCTTGGTAATGGAGTAGACGATGTAAGTGTCTCCGCACCACTCGATGGGGTCGGGCCGGTAGCTGTCGAGCTTGGTCCAGTGGCTGTAGTACTCCCTCCACCCGAGCTCAACGAACTCATCGGTGAAGTAGAGGACAGTACCATCACTGTAGAATGGGTCTGAAATATCGAACAGCTTCTTTCGCCCCTTCGAGTCAACCGTTACCATCCGGTACTTGCCTTTGAACTTGTTGAGGATGTCCGTTATGATAAGCGTCTCCTCGCGGAACCGAAGCTTCGGAAAGTCCTCCTTGTTTCGGATGTCACTCAAGTCCTGAATATAGGCCTGGAGCTCGTCGATAGGAACTGGGCCCTTGGTGATCTTCCAGTCGCTCACTTGTTTGACGCCTTTCGCTGTCGCTTGGGAATATCGTACTCGTCGAGGAGGTAGTCCATGAACCTGGCGAACTGCTCAGCGAAATCGTCCGCGAGCTCTCGGTTCCGAACCATTGGGATACTTACAAGGAAGTTGTAGCCGTTGCCGCTTCCAGCAGAGCTACGAGGCATCACTTTGACATGGGCACGGAGCTCACGTCGCTGGGGGTGCTTGATAAAGGCTAGGACGATATCCTTACCTGAGATCTTGGGTCGGTCGGGGTACAGCTCCGTACGAGGGGTCTTTCCCTCAGCCCGATCCTTCGCTCGAGCCATAGCAAGAGCCTTTGCCTCAGCAGCATCGGCCTCCTCCACGGCCTTACGAATGTCATCAGCAGTAACAATCAGTCGATTCGCCATTGTGTGTCCTTTCTAGTTGGCGAACCCCGGGGCCCTTTTACAGACCCCGGGGGTATAAAATCAGCCTCGGCGCATCTCTCGGATAAAGATCCAGATGAGCCAGAATCCTCCCGTCACACAAGTCAGCGTGACGTCAAGAAGGAAGTTGAAGAATCCGTAGCGTCGCATATCAGGCAGCCTCCTCACCATCAGCGTACTTGGCGTCGAGCGGGTCCTCGGCGATTGTGACATACATGGTTCCCAAATATGCCTTGACGCCGGTGTTACCGTTCGCCTCCCAGACATAGGGGTTGATCGTGAGATCCACATTCAGGATCTCGACGTAGTCCAGCGAGTCGATCGTCTGCTCGTTGAGGAATACCTTCCGACGAGTGATGTTGGGAATGCAGACCACCTTCGGAGGCCTTGCTCGGTAAGACGCCTCGACCTTGATGTACCAGGTAACAGCATCCGGGTCATTCAGAGACTCCCGGGACTTAACGTTCCACCCGTCTCGCTGCAGGTTCTCAACCATGTCCTCGGGGATCTCAACACAGAAGGTGCGCTTCGTACCTCCGGCGAATGGACCAGCGGCAGAGAAGTCCTTGAAGAAGATGCGGGCGTTCTCGATTGTGAGGTTGTTCAGTCGTGCCATTGTGTGCTCCTTAAAATATCAGGCTCGGAGGTCAGGGTGAATAGATGATGGGCCCATCTCAGCCAGCTTGAGTACTCGGCTGATGAACCGGGTGAGATTCTTCTTCTGCCGGCACTTGAAGAGAATGGTGCGAATCCCCTCAGCAAAGAGGATGTCGCCGTAGACGATGTCTGGTCGCTTGTAGAAGCTGACCTCAGTCCCGTCCTTGAGGTCAAAGTGCATTTGGTCGCTGTATCGGCCGACCCACGAGGGCTTGAGCGGGCTGCGCTGGTTCACCCACTCCTCGATGAGGACTCCGTCGAACTCGTTCGCTTCCTCGATAACATTGCCGTTGAGGTCGAATCCGTCAACTGCGCTAGGCTTCTTCTTGCCCATGGTATCTCCTTAGTGGAACTTTCCGATAATATCTCGCTTAGGCCGACTCATACGAGCCACTCATCCTTAAGTTCGAGGTTTGCCGAAAGGACCTGTCGCATGAAGTTGCAGGCGATCTGGTACTCCCGGTGGTTGTAGATGTAGATGGGTTTGATCACCTGGTCGCCTTCATTGATGAAGATCCGCATGATCATAACCTTGTGAACACCATCATATGTCACAAGCACGCTGTTACCATTCGAGTACTGGTGCTCGATGATGTCGATGGAGTTGCAGATGATCAGAACGTCCTCGTGGACGCTGGACTCTGCGTACTCGATACTCCGTCGAAATGCCTCAAAACAGTCCTTGAGGCTGAGAAACTCGCCTTCAATTGTTAGACGATCCTCGTGTGGTACAAGCTTTCCCATTGTGTGCTCCTATCTAAAGAAAAGCCTATACCCCAGGTTAATGGGGTATAAGCGAGAGATCAGTCTTCGATCTCGATGTGGTTTCGTGCTTCCTTGACAGCGTCAACTGTCTCATCGAAGGTCTTTCCGACCTCGCGCTGGACGATATTACTAGCGGCAACTCCAAGGCCCAATCCACCGAACCAAAGCAGAATCTTTTGGATTCCGTTTGCGTTCTTGTAGAATGGGCCGAAGAGGCTACTGGCAATCATACCAGCACCAAGGGAAGTGATTCCGGTGATGACGGTCTTTGCGACGGGTAGCATGAGTTTTCCTTTCGAGTAGAGGGGTCTCATTATACCCACAGTTTCCGACGCGACCCCCGGGCCCTTTTACAGACCCGGGGGCTTTGTCAGATCATGGCTCAAGCGTAGCTATGCCAACCCTGACAGGTGCTCTGAATCCACCACGCGTGCCAACGCATGTCCCAGAACGAGAACTTCCAGACCCAGTGTCCGCATTGCATATCAGACTCCTATCACTGACAGATGGTATTGAACGGACAGTAGTGGCGGTTGTATCCCATGAATACCCGCTCGTAGTAGTACCAACGAACAATGTTCCACATAGCGGTTCCTTCTAGAGTAGTTGAAATATGATCAGGTCCAGTTGACTCGTCCACAGCCTGCATCCTGCACCCACATACGGTACCAGAGACCGCCATACAGGTGCACCCAACGCCAGCGTCCGCACATATCATTTCACCTCCTTCTCAGTTAGTGTGAGCAGAGAACGACGGGATGTATCGGGCATCATAACGAGCTCCTTAATCCCAGCTTGGCAGAAGAAGAATGCGCTCCACTTGAACCAGTTGAAGTGCAAAATCTTCTTCTCTCGAGGACATGCTACACGGACATACCCCAGCTCATCCTTCAGCACTCGGGCATTCCAGTACTTGCTCACCCGTCCATCAGGCGAGTATACTGTGAGTGTGAAGTGGTCGTGGTTCACCTCATAGATGATGGGGTCGTCAAGAACCGGGTCGCGGTCCTCAATGTCCTTCTCGAAATATGCATTCCAGACGTTCGCCTTCTCAGCCATCAGTTCCAAGGCTCCAATCACACGGCTCAAGCTCCAAGGGCGAAGGCCTCGAAGTCCCCGTATTCGCTGATCGCAGCCTTCGCAGTGTCAGCAAGACCTTCGAAGTAACTCCAGTCGACCCACTCTTTCCAGTCGTCCGGGTGCGCATTCTTGAACGATTCGAACTGTACCCACCTGTAACCGGTACTGCCTGATGCGGCATGGTAGTTGCCATCTTTCTCGCGGAGAAGGATCCCGCCTCCACGGTTCACGGGGACGAAGGCGCCGGTCTTACCGACGAACTCCATCTCAGGGTTCTCTTCTGAGCCATTGTTGAGGTACAGAGCGGTTGTAACGCTCTTGGTTTCCGCCACGTCCTTGATATCGAGCTCCTCCTTCGAGAAGAGCTCCTTGAAGACGTAGGGGTGCTGGAACTGGGCGCCGGTAGCACTCCAGTGCCCATCACAGTAGTCGATATAAACGGCCTTATTCACGAGACACATACGGTCGTAAGTGGCCTCATGCTCGAAGGTGTAGCCGTACTTCTTGCCGAACTCCATAACCTTCTTGATGATCTCGGGAGTGGCACTCGGGATCTTGATCGAGTCGGTCTTGATGTGAGCAACGTCGAAGCCTTGCTCCTGGACAAAGTGCTTGAGGTCTACCATGAATAGCGCACCTCTCTTCGCAACAATATTGTCCACGTTCCGCGGGTCCTTAAACGGATTGGCAAACTTCGCCGCAGTGAGGCCGTACACGGAATTGATGACGATCTTGAGTGCGAAGGCCAATGCCTCATAGTCGACGCCTTCCTCCAAGAAGGGGGCCAAAGCCCCATCGAGCAGTGCTCGGGCAGATTCGTCATCGTGGTGCTTAATCGCTACTCGAGCTTGCTTGATCTCACTGAAACGCTTAGTGTATCGGTCTCCGAAGAGGTTGAGACACTCGATTGACGTGGGATGCATGCTCGCAACGTCGAGAAGGGCGACGTCAACATAGATCCCCTCCTCAGCGTAGACGTATCCGCCTTCGCCAACTTCTTCGCCGCGGTAGGTAGACTTACCGAAAGAGTACTGATAGCCAGGAAATTGCTGTGAGAGATCGGTGTATACGAATTCATCCTGGGGATTCCTATTCTTCCCGAAGATAATGAACTGACTGTGCTTGTTCGTCGTGTCATTCGGCGTCAAACCAGACAGCTGGGCAAGCATAAGACGGGCCTGCCAGTCCGCATGGAGGTGGTCGAAGACCTCCTCAGTTGCGATAACGTCGTTATCACAGTACTCCGCCACCTCTTCCCAGCGCTCCTCGGGGACATTCTCGTCCCAAGGAAGCCCGAGCTCCTGGTGATGCAGCCCAAGCTCGATCTCCCACTTCTTGAGGGACATCTTGGTGGCTGCGAAGTCGTACACATCGGTGTAAGACAGGTTGTAGGCCTCAACGAATCCGGCTGTGACGCTGTTCTCGATGATTCTCTTGCTCAAGTCATACAGCTTGGCGTTGTTGAAGCCCAGCGTACGAGCATAGAGAATATGATTGTCGTACTTCCGGCAGTTGAAACCGATAAGACGCATCTCACAGAGGGCCTCGATCTCCTCGGGTGTGGGGTTAATCATCCGATGAACCACCGGATTGCCCTTCACCTTCCAGTTCACGAGGAACAGGTTAGGGAAGACCTCGACATCGAAGAATACCAGCTCATCAGAAGGGAACCCGATGACATTTACCTCGGGATCCTCGTTTGTGAACGGCATCTCCATCACAGTCTTGATGGCTGCGTCTGCCTGATGTGTCGAGTTCATGGCGAATGCGAGAATACGCGGCTTCAGATCCTTGACGTCGTAGATCATGTTCTGATCCTGGGCGTCTCGGAGGATCTTGGCAATGAAATCGATCGAGGGCTTCGTCGCGGGATGGATCTCCTTGCGTAGATTCCGCTCGATCAGGTCTCTCAGCTTCTTTTCGTTCGCCATGGTGGTTTTGTTTATCACCTTGCGCTCCTTAAGCGGCAACCCCTCCGAAATATGAGCTACCGGGATGTTGTTGCAGTGCGTAACCTTCCGCCTCAAGGATGAGTCTCCCGTGAAGACCTTGATCTCAATGTCCTCGTCGTAGAGCCTGGCCAGTTCGGTCGGGTCACCATCGTAAATATAGTGGAGATGGATACCGTTTCCGCCCTGGCTGGTCTCTGCGTACGTCGGAGGCCACTTTGAGGCTTCCTGAAGGTTACGGTTCAGGTCCTTCTTACCGTCTGTCTTGATGTCGAAGTCAATGACAATATGGTTTTCTGGGACCTTGACGTAATGGACCTCGCAAGTGTCGATGTCCTTCAGAGTAGTGCGAACGTTCGCCCATCGGAACTGCGGAGTTCCAGAAGACCCTGCCTGCTGAGCCGGGCACTCCATGAGGACTTCGTCAAGAAGGGATTCTTCCTGATCGAGGTCGAGCGAGTACGGCTCTTCGGGCTTTGGTTCGAGCTCTGGGGCATCGATGAGGTAATACCTGAATCCTGAGTATAGGCTTCGATACCGGTTTCCTCCTTGTTGTACTCGTTCTTGAAAGTCGTCAAAGTAATCTCGCAGCTCCTCTCGGAATATATGCCGACTCTTTGGGTATGGGATATTGCTATCGGCGCAGTACTCCTTATACATCTTGTACGCCATGTTCAGCGTCACCCCGTCATCCTCCTTGAACTGGAGGTAGTTCTCAGCGACGAAGTTGAACACGACGTTGGTATTCATCATCATCTCTTGAGGCCGGTAGCCATCATAGTAGTGCTTACCAAGACTACGATAAACCTCGAGGCAATGATTCGCGATCTTACCGAGTTCATCCCGGATCTGTGTCAGGAGAGTTTGATACTCACTGACATCCAGTTTGTCCCCGGTAGGGGAGATGTCGATAAGTCGACGGATGATACCGGACTTAGAGTCTGTGATCTTAACAGGCTTGTTAGTCCCGATGAACAAGATCGCATTAACTCGCTTGGGAAATCGTCGAACGCCCTTCTCGTTGATGAGAATGGTCTCATGAGCGACGATACTGTTGAGGAGCCCGTTGGACTCGATCCGGGACAGGTCTCCATCTTGGTCGATGGCCACGAGCGAACTCTTGGCAAGAGAGCTGGTCGCGAACTGATCTGACTTGGATCCAAGAGCTCCCGCATCGAACGTAGTTGTGTATCCTTGGAAGAGGAGCTCCAGAATATTGAGGACGGTGGACTTTCCAGACCCGGGAGGACCATATAGGACGGCAAACTTCTGTATCCGTTTGCTATCCCCAGCCACGATGGAGCCGATGATCCACTCAAGCTTTCGTCGAGCATCCTCATCATATAGGACTCCAATAAGTCTTCCCCAAGCGTCCGGCGAACCCTCCTCGAGGGAGTACGGGAGTCTTGCGGTTGCATAGTCTTCCTTTCTAGGCTTACTATCCGCAAATATGAGCTTTGAATTAAGCTCCTGACCATTGTCAGGGAGCCTGGACTTCCATGTCTGGAAGCTGGTCCACAGTCCATTGCTGTAGTTGGACAGGGGTTTCACAACGGTCTCGAGCTGTCCGTTGAGTTTATTCTGGTGCTCGAAGAGGGAACGGTCTACAAACGTAGCGACGTCAAACTCGTCTGTAGACCAGAGCCCCTTCTCCTCATCCCATATGGCTTGGAAGTCTCGCCCCTGAATGAGAATATCCCTCGACCGTCCGACGAGGAACTCAGGGTAGATTTCCACCTTTCCACTTTTAGTGGTACGCTCGCAGATTCGGTAGAAATCCATGAGTCTCCTTTACATATAGTTCTCGTTTGCGTAGGCGTTCATCTGGGCCCAGAGTTCTGCCTTTCGCATATCACGTGCGCCGTGCAGGGGAATAGCACGAAGAGGGAACATGGATCCGTGCCCCATCTTCGTGTAGTCCCGTGCATTAATCCGCTCGAGGATAGAGTCGACTTCTTCCTCATGGCGGGGGTTGAACAGTGCCTCATCCGTGTAGTCGTAGAGACCGCAGTTCTTCACCATCTCCCAGAAGTACCATTCGAGGGAATATGGCGTATCATCATCCTCAAGCATCATATCCATGCGCTCGGCCAAAGCGATGAACATCTCGAGTATAGAGCATTCCTGCTCATTCAGCCACACGTAAGACACGTCGGGATTCTCCCGAGTGAATACCTTACGGAGCTCAATACCATCCAGTGCACGGTTGATGTCGTTCGCGATCGTCACCTTGAACGGCGTCTGGTGCATGATCTCGAGTAGGCTCAAATACGATTCCTCGGGGGACTCAGCCTTGCGAGTATCCCCAGTCCGATCCACAAGCCACTCGAAATATGAGTTATCCGGTGCTGCCTCGATCATTACTCATCCTCGTAGGGCTCAACTCCGAGGACAGAATGCTCATAAGACTCGTCAATGAGAGTGATCTCAAAGTCCGCGTGGCGGCTCATGCTTCGGACGTAGATGATGGAATCGGATGCCGAAACACCCGAGATGATATTGTCGAACCACGATGTGTTCGCAAGAGGGATGCCTCGATTGTCGGCGAAGACGTCATCCTCCATATAGTAGGTCAGCTCGACATGCTCCTGGTGGTTAGGAGCATTGTACTCTGCCTCAGTGATCTGATAGGCCTCGAAGTGCTGCCTATCAAGAGTTCGCTTGGTCACTTCCTCCTGGTCGGAATCGTCCATAGGACTCGGAGAGTAATCCACAACAGACTCCTGTACCACTGGTCCAGGTTCTGGTTCACTACCCTCTGGATCAGCGCTCTCTCCCACCTTCTCTTTGTGCTTCGACTCAGCAATTTCAGCCAGCTCCTTGTTGATCTCGATTGTTGCTTCCTGGAAGTCTCGCTCGAACTTGCGAGCAAGTACGACATATACGCCCACTCCGCCGGCGATAACTCCGGCTCCAAATGCGAGTACTCTATCAAGCATATGCGCCTCAGATCTTGTCGTACATAACGCCGTCGACGTTGAAGTCAAGCGCCCACTTGGTGACCGTACGACCCTTCTCGTCCTCGCCCTCGAAGGTTCCCTCGAAGATGTTGAAGTCGACAAAGTCGTCGCCGTTACCCTTGACCCAGCCAGTCACAGCGCCAGCGGGTGTGTGCGGGAACCCGAGCATCTTGTAGACCTCGTTGAGGAAGATGTGCCCACGAGTCTGGAGAATATCATTCGCATACTGCTGCTGGCACTTGAGGTGAAGCATGGAAAGGTCCTCATCGGCGGACCAGTTGTTGTTCGTCTCGTCGAAGATAACACCATAAGGCGAGACTCCATCGACGGCGGCAATAGCCTCCATCGTCAGCTCGTTCTTGGTGAGGTCCTCCTCAGCAGTAGAGACAAGCGCGTCGATTACCGCGTCCTTACCGAACTTCGACTCGACCTTCTTCTTGTAGGTCTTGAAGGCCTGGTCGACAGCCGCATATGCAGCAGCCAGAGAGGCGTTCCGCTTGAGCATGATACCGTGCCCAGTAGCCAGCGAGACGATGGACGCCGCACCAAGAATCAGGGCGGGGGCATAAAGCTTGGCCAGCTTGGTGGTCATTCGAGTGTATAGGACAACCTTGTCGTGCAGGGCGTCCTTGTCCTCGAGCTTGCCGGCCTCGTGAGCCTCGTGGACCTTGACGAGAAGAGCAGCCTCCTCAGCGATAGTCTCCTCAACCTTCAGCGTGGCCTTTGATGCGAGAATGGTGGTGCCGATGAACCCAGCGGTTCCGGCAGCGGTCAGAATAGTCGGGGCATGCTTGCCGAGGACCAGCCCAGCGCGCCCAGCGAGACGGGTAACAATTCCAAGATTCATTTGATACGTCCTGCTTTCTTGAGTCGAAGGTAGATAGCGATTGCCTGGTCGTCTTCCATGCGTTCAACACGGCGACGCCACTTGTCTGAGTATGGGTAGGCGGCGATAAGCTCTAGCCGCACTTGCTGTGGATTCATCGTGAGTTAATGTGATCCGGTTTCGGGAGCTGAAGCATGTAGCCTCGACGGCTACGGATCACCGACATGTACCGGGCCGAAGTCCATCCCCAGTTCTCGTCAGTGTATTCGGTAGTGATTCCGCACAAGTCGTACAGGTCCGCAACGGTGGCAAGACCGTATTCCTCGATGAGGTCTCCGAGTCGGTCGATAACGAGATAAGCCTCGTCTCTTGACTCAAGTTCGATTTCCGAGAAATCATGGTAGCGACGGGTGCGAGGAGAAGCATCTCGTCTGTTGCCTGGCGCCATGCCCGGTCGAGAGTACGAGCCGTAGGAGACTCGGGAGGTTGAAGCTCCGCCGCGTGAGCGAGGCGAAGACTCTCCGAAGAGGAGACGCTCCACCCCTTGCGAAACGAGGTCCGAGAGAGTGTTCTTAATAGCTGGGATCGCAACGTCGTAAAGTAGATACTGGCCAACATTCTCAATATCCTCTCCGACGAAAGCGGCCACGGCCTTGGTCCCGAAGCTCTGCTTCTTCTTTGCCGCAGGCTTTGAGGTAACCTGCTCGATCTTCTTGCGCTCAGTGGTCTTGCTGTTGGAGGGTAGATTGGGACGGATTGGTGCATTCGCCATAGTGGCTCCTTTGAGAGAGGTGGGGGCCCCAGATTTCTCCAGGGCCCCCAAATATGTCAGAGCTTGTCGATCTCTTCCTTCTTCGCCTCTTCCTCAAGCTGCTTGTACTTGGGGTCGTTCATCACGGACTTGATGACGCTGGCGGGCATGATGCCGTCGTAGAAGGCCTTCACCACGTGAGGCTTGTCCATGAGCTCCTCGAAGAATGCCTCGTACTCGGGGCTGTTGAGGAAGGACTCCTTGATTACGTCGTTCTTGACGAAGCGGTCGCCCTGGCGCTCACCATAGGCGGATCCAACAAGGTCGTCAATATACCGGATCATCGTGAGACGGTCCTCGTTATCGGTTGCCACCTTGAGTATCTGCTCGAAGGACTTGACGTTATCGTACCGGCTGATAAACTCGAAGATCTCTCGACGAGAGAGGTTGAAGTAGAGCTTCTTGGTGGTGGGCTCGTCGTCGAAGAAGCCCTGGACTCGGATGACGTGGGTGAACATGTGTTGTTTCCTTTCAGTTGATCTTGAAGTAGTTTTCCTTGGGGGCGACCAAGAAATCGATGGTCAGGACAGGCTCCCCCTTCTCGGTAAGGAGAGATCCGAATTCCACACTGAGGGCGTTGGGATCAGACCATCCAACAAGCTCACCGGCGGCAACTGGCGGAAGCCCAAGTCCGGCGTAGAACTCGTTAAGGGAAGCGTAGCACTCTGAGTTGAGCTGTCCGTTGATGTTGTTCTCGACTCGGCGAATGGTCTCTATGTCAGATTTGAAATACCTCCCCGAGAAAGTATCGTAGCACAGAACATCTCCTGATGAGGCCACAAGGACAGTCCCAGGGTGTGGTTGACCAGCCTCCTGAACCGATTTCTCTGCAATGCGGGCCGCAACCTTCTGTACGTCCTTCGGTTTAACCACGTCCGACACCGCCTCGCGATATCGTCTAAACGCCGCTTCGCTACCGGAATACGCCAGTGCAAACGCCGCACCACGAGCGTACTGGATACGGTTTGCCGCGACAATCGATACCAGAGTTGCAACCCCCGCGATGGCTGGGGGAATGTACACCCGATAAGATATTGTGAACTTCTCCCGCCAGGAGAGGTCATCCGGCGACCGGAGGTTATCTTCGCAATAATCGGCGATCCGTTCAATTGCGAGCGTCGTAGACTTCGCCGTGAGGATGGCAGTAGTGACGGTCCCAATACACGCGGAGGCTGCGAGAATCGCCGGCGCGTTTGCCTTGATAAATTGCGTACAATTGTTCGCATTGATCACTTGTCCTCCTTGCTCAGATATGCGTCGACTTCCATCCTCACAAGGGACTGGATATCCTTCCGAGTCAGGGGAAGAGGCTCTCGCTTGTCTCGGTAGGCCTTGAGCCAGGTACCGATGAGGGCCATCAGCTGCGTCCAGAGAATGCAGATCGTAAGGGCTCCGAGAATATACAGGGTCCACCAGATGATGTTCATGAGTGCTTCCTTTCCAGCTTCTTGAGCTTGGGGGTCAGTTTCCAGTTCTGCGGATTGTTGATACAATCCAGGATGTAATCCGGCGTAAACTCCCAGACACCGTTCTCCTTGGGAAAGTGCCGGAAGTCGATCGAATCGGCGGCCATTCGTCGGAGGTACTCTCGTCGTCCATCTCCTCGTCGGAAAGCACGAGACTCTGCGGTGACTCCATCAACACCGAGATAGAGTACGGACAGAGCGTCTCCTGTGATAATGTCAGCATGTCGAGCCAGGAGCTCCGAGACCCCTCCGACGGTGAGGATGACGACTCGGTTCGGCTTGGATGCAGATCGGACCAGTTCGTCTCGAGGAACGCCATACCGCCATCCTCGGAAGGTCTCAACACACAGGAGATCGCCTCGCTCCTCCCATTCAGCAAAGCTTTGATCCTTGAGGAAGTAGTAGGAAGATAGGTCCTCTCCCATACGCTTAGGTCGGGTAGTGGCTGTTCGGACAGCATAATACCCCTCATCGTTTACCAGCTCTTTCTGGAATGTAGACTTGCCTGAGCAGCTCGGGCCGAGTAAGACTACTAGCATGTGTGTTCCTTTCTAGTTCGACAAAAGCCTATACCCCATGTCGGGGTATAGAGCTGGATTACCAGCGGTTGAGTCGGTTGTCACGACGCGAAATGAATCGCTGCTGAACCGTCAGAACATGCTTCATACGGTTGTTTGCGCCCCTTCCAATAAAGCAGGATGCGAGAACAATACCGAGGATGAAGGTCACGGTCTTGATGGTCGAAACGAGAATGCGGGTCATGATGTGTCCTTTCAAACGAGGGGTTTCATAATACACCCCGTTTTTCTCGCGGATCACAGATGAAGGGTCAGCCCGACCCCGAGAACAGATAAGACCACAAGGCCCACCATGAGCCCCGTCTTGATGAATATTCCGAGTCCGAGTGCGATGATGATAAGTACGCTCGTGATGAGGAGTGCGCATATAGCCGCAAGAGTCCAGTCATTCATTTCATCTTCTTCCTAATCGCGCGAAGCTCTAACCAGATGAGCCAGAGCATGCCATATATGCCAAGCCATTCACCGAAGTCCATGTGTGTCCTTTCTCGAGAAAAGCCTATAACCCAAGTCGGGTTATAGGTGAGAGTTCAGTCGTCAGAGTCTTCGGACTCGACAGCGTCGGCCTCGTCAAGGTCGTCGTGCTCAAGCTCTTCGGATTCCTCGATCTCCGGTACCGAACGGATCGCCATCAGAGTCAGAGCGGTGCCTGCTGCGAATACAGCGGCTCCAGCAATGATCTTGGAGGCGTTCCGCTTGATAGCGGGGACGAGAGCGTCCTTGTTGAACTTGAACTCGAAAACCTTGTCGTTGGTCTCGACGGTGGTGTCGTTGGTGTCCATGGTGGTTCCTTTCGAGTAGAGGGGTCTCATTATAGTCATAGTTTTTTACGCGAAAGCCTATACCCCAAGTTAATGGGGTATGGCTGTAGACTAGAGCTTGGAGTAGATGGGGTACTTTGCCATCTCTTCTTTGCGCTTAGCCTTGTCAAGCTTTTCCTGGAGAATCTTATTTCTGCAAGCAAGCACGTCGACTCTACACTTGAGAGTGAAGGTCTGGTGCTTTTTCTCGTTATAAGCAATCCCATAGAAAATCGTGAGCATGGTTGTGAGCGCTAGAGCGATGTAAAGCATGGTCTTTCCTTTCGTAGGTCTTCAATATACGCCAGGAAATACCCGCGAAAAGCCTATACCCCTTGGTAGGGGTATAGCGGTGAAGGTTACTTCTCCTTGATGGAGTTGTACAGCTTCAAGAAATCGCTGATAGCGTTGTCATTATCGAGGCTCCAGTCGACGTTCTTAGCTGCGAGTGCCTTCTTGTACTTCCTCTCAAAACCATCTCGCTCCTCAGTAATGAGGTAGGCGATGTAGATAAAGAAGAGGGTAGTACCGATGGCGATCGTCAGCAGAATCGACAGAACGATAATGGCGATGATGGCGGCGGTAGTCATGATGTGTCCTTTCAAGGTAGGGTCTTCAATATATGGTAGGTTTATTTTGCGAAAAAAAGAAAAGCCTAGATCCCATGGCGGGATCTTTGGCTGAAGAGGGGATGGATATCAGTTCCACTGCTTCTTCTTGCCGAATACCTCGGCGAAAATCAGCAGGGCGCCGATAACGACGAAGGGGAGGGCAATGAGGGCAACGAGAGTGGTCATTGTGGTTCCTTTCTAGGGTCTTCATTATACCATGTGTTATTTCTGCGACTCCTGTGACTAATGTGACTAAAAACATAAACGCGGGAAAATTCAACGAAACCTTAGATCCCATGTTGGGATCTAAAGCCTTGTCAGAGATAGATGTGGTCGTACTCAGTCGAGCTCAGTCCAGTAGCAGCAAGCTCCTCAGCGTAGTCGAGGGCGGCCTGTGCAGCAGCGGGAGAGAGGTTCATGAGAGTGTCCTTTCTATGTCAGGGTTTCATTATACTCTCCGTTTTTCTCGCGGGCAAAAAAGATAAGCCAAGCCCCCCATGCGTGTTGCACAGGGGGCCTGACGAATCTCAGAAGGGCTTAACCTTCATGATGAGCCCGAATGCCTTCGAGCTGACGACAGCGAGTCGCTCGTACTGGAGGACGGCTAAGATACCGGCCATCGAAGTGACTGCACCAAGAATTGCGTCCTTGCTGAGCTTCTTGCTTTCGCCAAGGGCTTTGGCTTTTGCAAGAGTCTCAACATTGCGAACAATGGTGGTGTAGCCATCCGATGAGGGATCGTGAAGCTCGGCATCCTTCAGAGCTGACTCGATGGTCTGCTGAATGGGGTCGGGGTTCTTCATAGTGGCTCCTTTCTAGGGTTTCATAATAGGGCAGGTTTTTCTCGCTTAGACCTGCTTGACGTCCAGGGTCACCTTACCATTCCGAAGCATCTCTCCGACGCCCTGGTCGAAGGTGGCGTGAATACCCTGAGCCTCGTCCACGTGAAGAGCCCCAGAGGGCTGAGTACCCGTGTACTTGTTCGAGCTGACGCCCAGAAGCACACCAAGGAAGGTGTCAACGGCGGCAATCGTCCCAGCGACCTCAGTCGGGTAGGGCAGATTCCACAGAGCAGCCAGCGTGAGGTAGAGCGCAGAGGTAGCCGGGAGGGCAACCAGAGCAACCCACTTGAGGATATCGTAGGACTTGTTCGTCATCTGTTTCTCCTTGAGGTGCTTAGCCATCTTGTTTATTCTTTGCGGGAGGTCTGGGAGTGGGGACGATTGGTAGGCGCTTGACCTCATCGACAATCCTCTCGGCAAGCCCGTTTCCTCCGAACTCGGAGTAGGGCTCGTAGAGGTACTTCATGAAGTCCTCATACTCGTCGAGCGTGAGGTATCCTCGGTGAAGATATGTCTTTCCGACATAGACGATGCGGTCATGCGCCATACCGAGCAGCAGTTGGGTACTGGCTGACTTCCTTTCCCCGCGCTTCATAATCCATGCCCAGATCCCGGACGAGCCCAGCACCGAGAATACGATAGCCAGGCTCATGTCCAGGACTGGATTCAGACCGAAGTGCTGCATGTCATCCAATCGCGAAGTAGGGACGGACGCCCTGCTCCGAGGTGTAGGCCGCGGTGTACTCCGATGCGTCAGTACCCACATAGATCGAGGAGTTCGTCGTAGCGATGTCTCGAGTCCAGTAGTTGCTTTCGCAGGCGATGTAGTTCTTGGCCAACTCGAAGATCGGGAATCGTCCGATAGCAAGGTCCCCTCGCTGGAAGTCGTGCCTAGAGATGGCCTGACGGCCAAAGATCATGTCCTCGGTCATGAGACCAGCCGTGTGGGCCAGCCAGTCCGAGCCTGTGATCTGCGAGAGGTTGTTGTATGAGGTCGGGAACTTCGTCAGGGGCTGAAGAACGTTCCCAGTACCGAATGCCCCCTGAGCCGTGGAAATGGCTCGGTTCAGACCAGTTCGGCCGATCTCGAACGAGGTGAACGCCGTCGGAATGTTGTTCGTGTCGTTGTACCGGCTCGTGTAGAGGGGCTGGTCCGGGAGGACGATCACGTGGTGACGGAGGTACTTGGGATAGCCGATTCCATAGAAGTAGTCGAATGCGACAATCCGCCAAGTAACGCCGTTGATCGAGAAGTAGTCACCCAGGAACATGTTGTCGAAGGTTCCATTTCGGATCGACGTGAGATACGGATTAACGTTGTTACCAAGGGATCCCCCTCGGAACAGAGAGTTGTGAAGACCCGCATTCCCTCGGCTAGCAATCTGGAAGAGGGTGCTAGCGTTATTGAGAGCGGAGTTGATGTTAACCAGCTTGCTCTCGTTGGCCCCGACTCGAGACTCGACGTTGGCGATCTTGAGATTCTGAGCCGTGTCGGAAGCCTTCAGGTTGGCTACCTCAGTGGCCGTGTTCCCACCAGCCTGGGACAGCGCATCTCGGACGGCCTTGAACCAGGTATCGAACTCCCCCTGTAGCTTGTTCTGCAGGCCGGCAAGATCGATAGTGTTCGCCGGACCACCAATGTAGGGCGCTCCGTTAGAGCCTCCGTATCCAACTCGAGAGGAGACGTGCTCTGGAGAGATCTGCCGAGCGGCCTTGAGGACCCGGATGTTGGCGAGCACCATGTACTTCTTACCCGGGGTATCTGTCGGAAGAGGGGGCTGGGGGCTACCAGAAGCCTGACCAGTCAGCACCTCGAGCCGAGCGGCTCGCACCGCCTTGTTGTTGTCGACCGAGAGCACGATAGAGTCGATACGGTCCAGTGAGGCGTGAGCAGCACGGATAGACAGCTTCTCGTCAGCGGTGTTCTCCACCCAACGACGGTTCAACCAGGCCTTGCCGGATCCGACATAGACTGCCATCTCATTGGTCCCGGGACGAACCAGGAAGTGGTCACCGACATTCGGGAACACACCATCCGAGATGATCCCGTCGAACAGGGCGCCAAACTGCTCGGCGTCATAGACCCTGTCTCCGTTAACTGAATTGTAGAAACCACTAGATAGAGGCATTTGCGAAATCTCCGTCTCGAGGCTCGATCACGATGCCGGGCCCCTTTCGTAGGTAGTTGAGACGGAATGTGTCACCCGTCCACTTGTTTCGAGAAGCCATCGAGATGGCAGGCGTCTGCGAGAAACCGCTGTCGGACCAGGACTCAGTCATCTCGGTAAGCTGGGCCTCGATAGGTTGTCCGCCATTCGAGGGAACATAGTACATCACGTCTCCGCAGACAAAGCCCTTACGATACTCCACGTTCGAGAAGTTGTCAATCTTACCGGACATTACGCCCAGTGGATTGTACTTCGGGAACATGGCGTCCAGAACCCAGTAGGGATACCACATCTCAGTCAAAGCCGAGACCATCTGCTTCTGAGCTGGAGTAAGAGCCTTCCAGTCCTCAGCTCGATAGGGCTTGTGGACCTGGGTGTTGTTCCACAGGGCCTCTCGTCGGTCCACACCATCACCATAGCGGAGTCGGTGCTCCCTACGGTGCGTCGTACCATCAGCAATCCAGTTGTCATTCAGCTCGACGTCTCCCGAGTCAAAGATCTCGTAGACGACATTCTTCGAGTCGACAATGGAGTAGACGGCCTTGTAGTCCGTGAAGTTCTCATTCTTGTCGGAAAGCACGATAGTCTCGACAAGGCGAGGGTGCCGGACGTAGGTGTGGAAGTTCCCTTGCTCCCAAGTAACCTTGTAGTAGAGAGGGTACCCGTTAGGCTTGCAGGCCTGAAGGATCTGACCGAATGGCTCGTTAAGAGGACACCGGTCCCAAACGACCCACTTACCGTCCTGTAGCTTCTGTCCTGTGTCATTCACATAGGCGTATTCACTTACCTCAGGGTCTGTATGGAAGGTCCATCCAGGAAGTGCTCGAGATGCTCCAGCAGCCGCCCCGAGGTGGTTGTTGGCCATCTGCTGAGCGAACAGCTGAGCATTGAACTTCTGCTGCGCGTCAGGCTTGATGAAGGTCTTGTGCTCCAAGACTCGCCAGGTGTAGACGCTCTCGAGGGATCGACCAGAATATGTGTGCTTGTAGCTACCATTGTTCTGCTGCTCAATAGCACAGGTCTCGATAACCATCACAGTATCTGTGTCATCCCTCGAGATGAAGTTCCCAAGGCGGTACATAGGCACCGAGTCAGTCGTGAAGACTGCCAGCTCGAACTGACCGAAGTCGTAAGCCCTTTCGGTCCAGTTCAGCGAGATGAAGTCGTCTGGAATCTCACGTGTGTCCTTCCAGTCCAGACGGTTTCTGTAAAACAGATGCATTAGACGCCCCTATACAAGGTCTCGTATTCGATAGAGATATCCATGTCGTTTGGGTTCCCGACGAACTGCAGGCCAATAGTGTTGTTGCCCGGGTGGAGCTTGATCCATTGACTCTTGATGTCGAGAACGCCGGTGATGAACGACTCCTTACCGCCGGCAATGTGTTTGACGGACTTCTTGGCGGGCCGAGTGTCGATGACAAGCTGCTCGCCACGATAGAAGTCCTTGACCTTATTGATGATCATAGCCTCGTCATAGGTCTGGTTGATCACAGTCAGGTTAGACACATTGCCGTTGAAGGAGAAGGTGATGACAACGCCTGTGTCAGCGTCGCCGAGGTAGTTGATGTCCTTACCAGACGAGTTGGACATGTCGCCGAAGATGAGTTCCTTGGGGTTGTCCGCAGACTTGAATGGGAACTGGAACAGAGGTGTGACGTCGTTGAACCCAACAAGACCCGTAATGGACGGGGAATTAGATCGCCAGTAAGGATCGATAGCAATCAGTGAGACCCCAATCTCCTGCCTCTCAGAGAAGATGTTCGGCTCAACAGATTCGACAATCATGCTTGACTTGACAGCCACCTGGTCGGTAACCACGCCAAAGGTCACCGTCTCCCCAACCGGGAAGTAGTGGTAGATCTTTCGGCGTTCAGTCTGGATGTCATCCCCGACGGGGATGAGGGTGAGAACCACATTACGAGTCCCCACCCTCGCCCCCTTCAGGAATGCCCCATCAATCAGCGCATATCGCTCAAGACTGAGTTCTGTCTTGACTGGGCCAAGACCGGTGATCTCCTTGACTGCGATACTCGAGCTCCAGGGGTCGAATAGATCAAGATTGAGGGATTCGCCCCCCTTGGTGAGAGATGAGACTTCGGTGATCATACAGTCAACGCGTCCTTTGCCATGGCCAGCTGCGTCTTGGTGTTGCGGTAGATGTCCGCAGCGTCAAGGGCCTCTGGCGAGTTGTTCGTCTGGTTGAAGGTGATGTTTGTGGTGCCATTTTGACTGTTCTTGTCGTCGAACTTGGCATCCACAGGAATTGTAGGCCGTGCACCATTCGCTGCGTTGAGCGTGGTGCCGATTGCAGGCATGAGGCTGTTAATACCCTTTGCCTGCTTCTCCATCTCCTCGAGATTGAGAACGGGCTTGACCTCGGGCTTGTAGGATGGGTCTTCCTCGATGAGTTCGTTGACTCCCTCGAGTGCCTGGGACAGAGCCTCGTAGGCGGTCTTGCCCATTCCTTCGCTGGCGTTAGCAATGTTCTCGTGCTCGGCACGGATACCGATAGCAAGACCCTCCCCCATGAACCCACCAATCGTCTTCATGAGTCGGGAAGGAGAAGCGATGCCCAGGTAGCTCTTCATCTTAGAGATACCATTCTTAGCGCCATTAACCAGCTCGGAGCCGATCTTCCAAGCCTTTGAAGCTAGACCGCCGGTCACACCATCGATAATGGCCCATGCGATCTCTTTACCAACCTTGCGGAATTGAGGCGCGTAGTTATTGATTGCATCTCGAACACCCTCGAGGAACTTGAGGATGGTCCATGCGGCCTTATCGATGATCCGTCCAGCGTTGTTACCAATTCCATCTAGGAAGTTGATAACGAGATCCGCACCCGCATTGATAATGCTCTGCATGTTGTCGGCAATACCCTGGATGAACTTAGCAACTGTGTCTGCGCCCTTAGCACCATACTCATAAGCGTGGTTATCCATCTCTGTCAGGATGGCACTGATTAGAGTGAAGATCGCCGAAACCACTAGCGGAATATTCTCGATAATAGCGTACCATATTGCGCCGATGAGCTTAGCCATAGCCACGGCAAGTTCCGGAGCCTTATCGCCAAGAGTGATGATGAAGTTCGCTATAGCATTAGCCAGGTCAATTGCGAGCTGGGGTAGGATGGCGCCCAGCTGCTGAAGACCCTCGGTCAGCACCAGGAATGCTGCTGAACCAGTAGTGGCACAGATACCCAGTACGGCAGCGAATGCTGCCAGACCGATCGAGATCGGCAGAAGTGCCAGACCGAAGGCTAGAAGAACAGCGGTGAGCAGAACCAGACCCGGGGCAACCATCTCGGCCGCCCAAGCTGCAGCTAGCAGAACAATGAGCCCACCAGCGAGAGCCACAAGACCAATTGCGACTTGCATCCAGCTCAGTCCGGCGAGGCGTTCCATCGCCATTGCGAGTACCATAAGGCTGATCGACCCAATAGCTAGACCAATAGCGCCTTCCTTGAAGGTGTCGGCGGCAGCCATTGCGAACACCAGGATAGCCAGACCTGCAGCGAGGGCAATCATCCCCTGAGCAAGTTTGACAATGTCCATACTGCCGAGTAGGTATACCGCTCCGACAAGAGCCATGATAGCAATCGACATAGCAAGGACCGCTGCTGCGCCTCTACCGCCAGACCTTCCGGCAACATTTGTTGCAACAGATAGCACCGCAATGAGGACTGTCACTGCGACAGTTCCCTGGACGAGACGTCCGGTATCCATAGACCCTAGCAGATAGATTGCTGAGACCAGAATGTTCACAGAGACAGCAAGCCCAAGTAGGATACCTGCCCCCTTGGCCATGAACGGGTTCTGGCTCACTAGCTGCATGAACCCGGTCAAGGTCCAGATAATGAGATTCAGAGCAATGACGCCCTGCAGAGCGGTACCCAGCTTCATCGAGCCAAGCATGTAGACTGCCGTGGCTAGAAGAATACATGATATCGCTAGACCCATAAGAAGGGTTGCTCCGCGTTCGACGCCCTTCAGATGCGTCGTCTGCTTCAGGAACTCTGCTAGTGACCCAAGAAGCACCTGCATCGAAATGACGCCGATGAGCGCCCCCTTGACATCCATACCGGCAAGGATCCTGACCGCGACAGCCATAAGGATCAGCGCCGCGCCAAGGGCAATAAGAAGACCCATGATGAGCGGCGCATGCTTCTTGAACGCTACCATCTTGCCCATGGACTCAATCATATCATTGAGCATGTTAAAGAGGACCTTCATCACACCAAGTGTAATCAGAAGCTTCGGCGCAGGGACAAGTGACATCACGACCAGAGCCCCGGCAAGAACACCTAGAGCAATGGCAATCGTCAGAAGAGCCTTAGCCTTGAGGCGCTCCTGGAACCCTTCAAGAACTCCTCCGAGCTGGTCTAGAACATTACCAAACTTCTCAGCCACGTCTCCGATCTTATCAAAGTTCTTCTTAAAGGAGTTGATCCACCGGGTGAACGCGACCAGAGTACCAGCACCAATAGCACCAACAAGAATCTTGCCCATGTCATAAGACTTGAGGTTCTCGTTAGACTTGGAGAGGGCATCGCCGATCCCGCCAAAGGCCTTCATAGCAGCGCCCTTTACATCAGGAGCAAACTGCTGCTTGATGAAGTTCTTGAACTCGACGAGCTTCTGCTTGATAGTCTCGAAGAGCTCGGGCAGGTGTAGCTGCTGCGCGATCCGCTTGATGTCTTCCGCCCACTTGAGTAGGAAGTTCTGCTTGGCTGCGCCAGCCGCATCCTTGGCTGCTTGGGCTGTGGCGGTTCCGACTGAAGCAACTGCTCCTGCAGCCTCTCCAGCCTTCTGCTTCACATCGCCATGACCATTAACCCAGTCACGGAAAGAGACTGCAAGCTCTTTGAACTTCTGACCTGCAGCATGCGCTGTAGCGCCAAGTTTCTCCCAAGCACTGCTATTTTGAATCTTCTGCCAGACTTCCTCAAGCGCGTCCTTCAGCTCAATGAGTTTCTCCTTGAGCCACTGTACCTTCTCCGCGATCTTCATCTTCTCACCGAGTTCATTGAACTTCTCGGTAAGTTTAGAGATGATTGCCTCGGAAGAGGAGAGATCACCGAGTTGGAAGCCCTTGAAGTAGTCAGAGACAGCCGTCTTTCCAGCGTTCAGCTTAGCCTTGAGTTTGTTACCAACGCTCTCGCCGAAGGAGTGGATCTTGTTCTTAGCTTTCTCGATCGTATCCTGGATCGTCTCGAACGCGGTGATGAACTGCTGCCCAATTACAGAGTTCTTGATGGCTTCCTTGACGAGTCCAAACTTAGAAGAGAGGTCCTTCAGTGTCTGCCCGACCTTAGTAACCTTGGTGCCTACGTCAAGCCACATAATGAAGTCGTGGATCTTCTCGACCACCCACTTAATGGCTGTCCCAAGTAGGTCAATTGGCGGAAGAAGGAGTTTCAGAACCTTTCCGCCGATGTCGAGCTTTGTGAACCACTGGTCGAACCAGTAGATTACCTTACCAAGGACCTTTGTGATCTGGAAGATTCCAGAGTTCACTCCCGCAAATGCAGGGAACAGCGCTCCGATGATGTGTGCAGCAACTGTGAAGATGACTTGTCCGACTTCGGAGACGATAGTCCACAGAATGTGGAAGACAGAAAAGATTCCGGTGAAGGTCCATTCCAGCTTCTCAGCGAAGTTGTTGGTTATAATCAGCTTCTCAGTGAAATCGGCAAAGGCTTTGGTCACTTTAACCAGCGACTCGGCGCCGAGGTTCATGAATACTCGACGGAAGGCGGTCGCGATCTGCCCGATCACCTTGACCACTGCGGAGAAGATGTTAGATAGCCCCTGGATTAGGTCTTTTCGGCCGCCAAGATCCTTCCACATCTGCAGGAATCCATTACGAGCATCTGCGCTGCCCTTGATCATCGAACCGAGCCAGTCGCTGATGGCCGTGAATAGTTCAGTGGCCTCGTCGAAGTCGCCAAACAAGATCTCGAAGGTCTCGGCCCATCCAGAGCCGATCGCTTCCTTGGTGGTGTCGACCAACTGGCTGAAAGTTCGAACCTTGGTTGCCGCATCAAACGCGTTCCCCGCGAACAGCTTCAACTTGGCCGCCTGCTCTTCCGAGTAGCCCATCTCAACAAGCTGAGCCTCGGAGAGGTCGTTCGTAAGCGCCGTCAGGGTTTTGGTCATAACCTCTGCTGTGAGCCAGTCCTCACGAAGAGACTCGCGGAAGCTACCCTTCTTAGCAATAGCCTCGTCGACTCCTGTACCCATCATCCGGGAGGTCTCGATCAAAGCGTTTCGGAAGGACTCTCCTCCCATACCGGCGTTAACAAGCGAGTTCCAGTCCTGCAGGTGGATCACACCGGCCGAGATGGCCTGAGAAAGCTGAGTATATGCTGTAGCAGTCTGCTGTGCAGTCGATCCAGAGGCTGCAGCGAGGTTCGAAAGACCCTTAATGGACGCCACGGAGGTCTGCAGGTCCACACCAGCAGCAGTGAACAGACCAATAGCATTCGTCATGTCACTGAAGCTATAGACGGTCTTGTCGGCATAGGTGTTCAGCTCCGCGAGAGAGGTCTTAACCTCTCCGAGGGTGGTTCCTTTCTCTGCCGTGTTAGCCATAATGGTCTGAATAGCTCTCATTTTGAGCTCATACTCATTAAAGCCATCTTTTACCGTCTGGAAGAAGCCGGACAAGATCTGTTGCCCCGCTGAAAGTGCTGCAGCACCGATTCCACCGAAGGCAGCGAGACCCATGCCCTGCATGACAGTCATATTCTTGCCGATGTCAAGCGCCTTGGCGGCCAGGTCGCCGAATGTGGTGTTCTTGGCGATCTCACTGAGTCGGTTAAAGCCAGAAGTGGCTTGGTCCAGCTTTAGAGCGCCTTTAAGTTTGTCCATACTGGACGCAGACTCCTGAATGGCGGACAGGAACTGCTTGTTATTCATCTTGAGCGAGACTACCCGCTCGTCAATAGTTGCCACTATCTAGTGACCTCCTTCCAGGCCTTCTGAGCTATCTTGTCGAAGACCGGTCTGATAGCAGGATTGATGTAGTCTCGACCAACGACGTAGCCGCCATTTCGGGTTCCGTGGCCGTATTGAATAAGTACGGCGATGTTGGCGCCTTTGTTTACGTTAGAATTCGTCCAGGTAATCTTCCAGTTATTACCTTTTCGAGTAACTTCGTAGTTCCAGGACTTGGATGTCAGGCCCGACCTGGAGGGGGTCGCCGCCGCGAGAGCAGAAACCCCCTCCTTGCCGAACTGATTCATGATCAGAGCTAGGTCGAGCTTGGTCATTCTATCAAACCAGTTCCTGGTCAGCTTCCATTCGCCCTGACTCTCGATCGTGATCATGATTCTCCTAGACTAGACTCTCAGTTAGGATATTCGCTACGCCAGAGACCATACATCCCGCAGCGCCCTTCTGCATTGCTTGATTGTACTGGTCCCTTGTGGCGCAGATGTGCGCCCAGACAGGTTTGCCCAGAGCAAGGGTCTTGGTCCAGGTTGCTTGGTCTGCCTCGAAGGACATTCCGAGGTAGTCCCAAGGCCCAGCCCAACCATTCAGACGTCCGTCAGCGACATGTTCGGGATACGAGTACCCCCAACACTTCCATCCATCAGCCTTCCACTGATTAACAAGCCAAGTTGCATCAACAGAAAACTTCCAGATGATCCGATTCTTGGCATCAGATGGGAAGAACTGCTTCAGCTCTTGCCATTTAGCCGCCGAGTACTTCGGATCCAGGACTGTGATGTGACTCGACCCGTATGCCCGGAAGTAGTCCTCTACCTTCATGATGGGCTCGCCGACAGTCTTGAACTTTCGGATCTCATCCCAGGTCATTTCCGTGACGGGGGTATTCGGCGCAGTTGGATCAGTACGCTGAAGTGTACGATCGTGGTTCAAGAACCAGATTCCGTCCTTCGAGCGCTGACAAGACACCTCGAGGGCCCCTGCTCCGAACATGACGGAGTTGGTATAGGCTCTTATCGACGCCTCGGGCCAGCTAACTGATCCGCCACGATGAGCCACGAGGAATCCCTTGGTGATCATCATGGTTCCGATATCCTTATACCCCCTCGGAACAGCCCTCATGTGAGCTGGAGTCTCGGAATCGTCCGCCTCGAATACCGTAACGATCCCTCGTTCTGCTCCGACAATCTCAACCGTAGGATTGGCTTCCTCCTGGGCCGCCGCGTCGATCAACGGGGTCAAGTAGACCCAGGCCCATGCAGTTGCATTAGGGATCCCAGTGATCTTCTCAGTCTCGCCGACGAGAAGGGCTGACCAGGAGTCGGTCGTGGAGTTCGTCCCGGCATTCCACTTGTTCTTGGTGGTTCGCCAGTCGGTCAGAGGAGTACTCTTGTTGCCGTGATACTGTCCGGCGACTAATCCAAGACGCTTCGGATCAATCTCAGGAAGCCCAGCTTGCCAGGTATGGATGTCGAAATCCTTGACCCCGCGGACGACGATCATCAGGGCCCGTTCTCGGGCTCCCGATGCCACTGTCCCGCCGAATTGAACCCCGAGAGTATCTTGTGGGGTGGTTACCTTCTTGATAGCGACATAGCCCGATCGTCCGCCTGCATTATTCTGCATGGCGACCACCCATCCCGATGGAGGACGAGCAGCCGTGTTGCCGAACTGCGATGCGTAGAACACCACAGCTAGGTCTCCCCACTGTGATGGAGCCATCAGATCAGGCATGGATCCGCCCATTCCTTCACCAACAGCTCGAGATACGAACTCGATTCCTTCTGGAGGAGTCGGGTAGACCTCGAGGCTGTGAATTAGGATATCATGGCCAGTCGATGGAACCAGGATGGATGGCAGCCATAGTGGATACTGGCTGTCCGGAAGGACGATGTCAAGATCAATTGTTCGCTTAGTACCAGCCGGGAGCCGTTTCGTCTCGACCAGCTCCTGAAAGATGTTCTCTTTCTTGGCGTTGAGCCTACTTGCTCGGAAGACTAGTCGATTCTCGTCGCCAGAGGTGTAGTTCAGAGTGAATCGGAACTTCTTCTGGAGAACCGGAATGGCATGCTGGTCATATGGAGTGGTTGAGGAGTTTACATTAATGTACGCCCCATCACCATCTCGTCGACCATTACCAAACCACCACGTTCCCAGAACTGGGAGCATGCTGGCCATTACCGAGCTCTCCTCACAATCACTGTTCCAGCAGTAGTTCCAGCGGGGACTGGGTCATCCTTACCGAGAACGAGGATCTTAGAGCCGTCGGAGGTCATACCATCGACTCTAAGCTTGAGCTCTAGGTAGCCCTTGATCCAGGGAATGATAAGTTCACGGATCTTCTCGCCAGGCGGGTTGGCATAAGGGTTGCCGACTGGGGCCCATTGACCACCATTTTGACCGTCCTCAGCAAGAACGCCGTCAGTGACGTAGACGTGGCCGATTCCGAGCGAGTCAAGCTTCTGGAACACCTCACGGTAGTTCAGAGAGTTCGTTGTGTGGACCGTAGCCCACCAACGAGTCGACGGATACTCGGCCATGTGCGCCGGAAGAATCGGAGTCTGCTCGTCATTTGTGAGGAACTTCTGAGCGGTGCCTTCATACATCATGCAGACGTTGAAGTCGAGCTTGCACATCTCCTCAGAGATGTTGGATCCGGTATTGATACCGATTACGAAGTTGTATCCTTCATTGGTTCGGATCGTGTCAATGAGATCCTTGTACCATGGAACTCGTCCAGCCTGAGTTCCCCAGCCATTGATGACTTCATCGAGGAAGACTCCCTGGACAAGGTCGCCATACCACTGCTTAGCCCGCTTGAGCTGCTCGAGGATGTATTCCTTCGAGAACTTGTCTGGGTTTGGGATTCCGGCTCGACCAGGATCGTCATGCCCGAGACTTGCTGCGCCATACTGGGTCTTGATGTAGAACAGGATCTTCTTTGCTCCGGCGGCAAGAGCGAGTTCTGCCTGCTTCTTGAAGTCCTTCTCGTATGCTTCCCAGTCTCCACTGTTACGGTTCATGATCACATACCCGAGTTCGTCGCGGAACTTGAGGGTCTGTGCCCACTTGGAGAACTGACCTGGCTTACCGTCCTGGTAGTAGTCAGGCCAGTAGTATGTTACAGGAGAGTAATACCGGGCGCCAGTCTGGAACGGGTTGAGATTCTTTGCGACAAGCGCGTTTGTAGCATTCAGATCGACTCGATCAGCCTTTGTGGCCAGCTGAGCGACGTCCGCCTTCTTGGCAAGCGCGGTAGTGGCAGCCGACTGGGAGTAATAGGTCGATGCGGCATTTGTATTCGTCAGGAATTTTGCATTGAGCGCTGCTTCCTTCAAATACTCAGGTAGGGATGCTGCTCCTCCAGCTTGTCCAGGAGGCCCCTGCTCTCCTCGAGGTCCCTGGTCGCCTTTCGGACCAGGATCTCCCTTAGGCCCGGGGTCCCCCTTCGGGCCTTGAAGACCCGGGGCACCGTTCTTCCCAGGAGGTCCAGGGGGACCAGGAGTGCCGACTCCACCGCCTCCGCCACCACCGAAAGGGAGTGGGGCGATCTCGTCAGTGGGATCGGCGGCCATGATGTCAATCTCTCCACCCTGAGTAAGGGCCAAGTGCTTGACTAGGTCAATGCCGGGGGAGTCGACATAGATGGTGTGGGTCCAGGCACCAGAGGGGGTCACTCCAGCACCCGGAGCCAACACCTCAACATTGACAGCACCAGCCTGGTCTGTCCGAACAGTATGCTCTCGCATACCAACTGTGACCCCGTTGACAGTCGCCGTAGCACCGACGACATCAGGAATGATTCGGACGATTGCCCGACCCTTTTCTCCTCCCGGGATGGTCCCGGTTAAAGTGCAGTATGGGGCTGCCATTGTTTAGCCTCCTACGGCTGTTCAGCGCGATCAAGCATCGCGTTTACTCGAGTGTTTGTGTCGGGGCCATAGATGCCATCGACCTCAGATCCAACGGCGCGCTGGACATTCTCGACGGTCTCGTCGTGAGCTTCCTCGGATGCCTCGCCCCAGATTCCGTCCTGCTCAGTGCCGACAACAGACTGAGTGAACTTAACGCCGAAGGGGAAGGTCTTCCCGCCCCACGAGGAGGCACAGGACAGAGCGTAGCAACGAGAACGAGTGTTCGGCCCGGCGACATTGTCGGGGTTTGCCCGAACGGCCCGCTGCAGGGCACGGATGTCAGAAGGACCAGACTTGGCTCCGCCATCAGAGTAAGCGGGGCGAATCACATAGGCGATCGACTCGCTGCGGACACGCCGCCATACGCCATTACCGGCACCCTGAGATCCCCAATCGCCGGACGAGGTGTTGCCCTCGATAGTCTGGAGCGTGCCGCCTCCCAGATTCTTCTCGACGAATCCCACATGGTCTGTTCCGCCACCGTCCCAGTTGAAGATGAGGACATCTCCTGGCTGGGCGTCGTAAACCGACACGAAGTAAGCTGTGGGGTGCTCACGGACCTTGTTAACGGTATAATCTGTGTTGAAAGAGAACCCGCCAATAGCGTCAATCTGTCCGCACTCGTCCAGGCACATACTAACGAAGAGCATGCACCACCACACAGAGTCGGACGGTCCAGCAAGCCACTGCTGTCCGGTTCGAGCAGCCCAGTAGCGACCGGCTTCGGATCCAGGCTGGGGGTCATCTGGAGCATAGTATCCAATCCTCGCCGCAGCTCGAGCGAGGACCTGCTGTGCAACGCTCACTGCATCACCTCAGTAGTCTGGGACACGTGAATGTCCTTGTCTTCCATAGGGTCAGTGCCGATGTGAGCCTGAGGGGCGAATGCCTCGTCAGGGAACTCTTCGTGCTTTCCCATAATCATCCCTTCGAGCCAAGTGCTTGGCGCCTAGCTCTGTTCAAATCCCGGTTCCTTGACAGGATGTCGGACCGGGACATCTTCTTCTCGGGCTGATTCTTCTCGTTGCAGACTCGAATCAGCGTTAGTAGACGACTCAGATGCCATGTCTCGCACTCAAACGGGATCTGGCAGGCGATCATCCAGTAGTAGATCAGCTCCGAGGATGTATACTCTCCAGAACCGTCCTTGTCGCCCTTCTTGACGAAGGTGGTAGCGGTCTTTGTGTCGGCCATGTAATTGCTTACACGTTCGATTTCACTGGCGGGAAGCCTATCCAGGAGCTCACGATCGTATTCCTCATCAGTGATCATACACTCGATGTAGAGGAGCATCTCCTCTGGAGTGACATCTTCATTACCGATAAGGTGTTTATGGGTGATCGACTCCCATTTTGACAGTGCGATCAGGTTGTGCTCCAGGTGTAGTTCTCCGCCGGGCAGGGAGACGAACGACTGTGTCTCCTCATCAAACCCCTCACGCTCGGGGATAGAAACTATAAGCATTGCAGGCACCGAGGGCCCAGGAGTCTAGGTCTCTGAGCCCCCGGTGTAGTCATCAGCCTGCGAAGTGGGCCTTGATCTCGTCGGGAAGGAGCAGCTTGGGCTCGGAGGCCTGCTGCCCGCCCTGAGCGTCGGCACCGAACAGCTTAGCCTCGAGGGTCTTAAGCTTGGTAGGGTCGACGTCGAGAGACGAGATGGTCAGAAGCGAGGTAGGCTTGGCACCGCTCACGTTTACGGGCGTGGTCGAGATCTCCCACGAGAACGAGATCGCCTCGGGAGAGTCGTTGACCGTCTTGTAGCCCTTCTCGGAGGGAGAAGCCTTGCAGCCGTACAGGACGTGCAGCTTGTAGCCGCGGTCCTGACCCGCAACGTCGTCACCAATCTTGGTGCGGTACACGAGACCGAACGCAACGCGGTCCTGCTGACCGATCTTAACACCCTTGGTCAGCTCAGCGGAGCCGTCGCAAGCCTCGAACTCGTCGGGGTAGGTGTAAGCCTCGATCGTGCCCTTCAGCTTCTCAGCGGAGAGCAGCGACAGGTACAGAATGTTGTCGGCGTAGAGGTCAGTAGCCTCGGCGCCCTCGGGCTTCTCGGAGATGGCGGTGATACCATTCCAAGCCACGCCCTTACCGTAGGTCTTGGTCGACGGGTCGTAAACATACAGCGCGCAGTGGTCGACACCAGTCTCGATCCTACGCTCACCAGTCTTGTCCCAGACAAGTGCAGCCATGTTATCTCCTAGTAGTAGACATCGAAGATGTCGTGATAGAGGTTGTCGGTCACCTGTCGAGTCATATGCCGACTAAACAGGAGATCTTCGAGTTTGGTCCTAGTCGGGTCCTCGGGATGGCGGGCGATCAGGGTCACCTGAAAACGGTTAGCCTTGATGTACTTCTGATTGTCAGCGTACATCGGATCGCCCGGGTTTCTCTCGTAGATGATACACGGATACGAGAGTTTGATTGACGGGAGTGGCTGATAATAGACATTCTCAGACCCGAGGATCTCTACCAGCTTCTCATGGAGAGCTAGGCGTCGGTCCATTATACACCCCCGTCATCTCGAGAACCAGCCGGGGGAACTTCAGTTCGACATAAGAGACTTTCCAAAGTCCCCCCAGCCAGCGAACGTACCTGAGATTCTGGACGTTATCCGTGATGTAACCGTCAGCGACTACACTGATCTGGTTACTCAGGTTGATTGATCCAAGAATCTCATCGCTGCCACTAAAGCGACGTGCTTCGCGGAAGATGTCGCCATAGTACTGCTTCTCGATGATCTTGTCTTCCCAAATTCCCGGCGAAGTTTGGACCTGCGTAGCGAATCCTATGTCACCGAAGAATTTGGCCATCTATCACGGCTCCGGAACGACGTTCCCGTCCTCGGTCTTCCGCTCGACGATGATCGCAGACTTCGGGTGAGTCAGCGCGCCGGAGAGACGGGTCTCCAGGAGGTAGTGGTACTGGTTGAAGCTGATGTCAAAGTCCTCAGCCGCGAACAGCTGGCCGCCCTTGTCGGCGCCCACCGTATAATCGGTCATGTTAACGATGATACCCAGAGCGTCAACAGTACCATTCTTGGCGGAGGTGCGCTGCAGGCCCTTCATCAGCGGGACCTTAACAATCTTCGAGACGCCGACATAGTCAGCCAGCTCGGAGACACTGCGGAACAGACGGTGGCCCATCTTGTCCTTCAGCAGAAGGATCTCGGTGACCATGTGAGGCTCAGCGAACCAGGTCGGGTTACCGGCACCGTCGTAGTCGTCCATGGCACGGACGATAGAGTCCAGGACGTCCTCGGTGGTGGTGGCCTTGGCAAGGACGACGCGCGGAGCATACAGCGAGTCCTCCTTGTAGATGGGGCGGATGTTCTCTTCCTTGATCTTGTCCTTGGAAGAGGCCTGGCGACCATCGCCGATGAGGATAGCTCGACCGAGCTCCTCCTCCAGCATAATCTTCATCTCGCCACGGATCCAGGACACGACGTCGAAGTCGGTGATGTCCAGGATGTCATCCCTATCCAACCGCTGCTTCTTGTAGATGGTGGTCGGCGAGGTGACACGCTGCAGAAGCGTGAAGACCTCGTCTTCCTTTTTATTGCCCTTAATGTAACCCTTGGCTCGGGCCTCGTCGGCGGTGATGTCGGCGAAGCGCGTGCGGATTCGTGAGAAGGGCGAGTGCTTGGCGCCACCAACAACAGCGTTGACCCAATCGGTCTTACGCTTGATGAATTCTGGGGTATTCCACAGATCCTTGGCCTCCGGGAAGAGGGTCTCGATCTGCTTGATACCGTAGGCGTCAGCATGAGCCAGGATGGCCGACTTCAGGGAGCCGCTGGAACGGGCGTCCTCGAAGATGGTCTCAACCTGGGCGTGGGTCAGAACCGGGAGCTCCTGGGTGTCAGCGGAGCCCTCGAACACATTCTTGTGAGCCAAGTCGTCTTCCTCAGTAGTAGTGTCGGAATGGGCGGTGTCATCGACCTCTTCGGTCTCAGACTCCTCCGCCTCCTCGTCCACGGAATCAACCAGCTGTCCGACGATGGCATAAACCGCCGTCTTCTGCTCCTCGGTCATTCCGTCGAAGATCTCCCCAAGAGTGGGGTCGTCCTCGTCGCCCTCAGCATTGGCCTCAGGCTCCTCCTCAGCGTGCTCGACGTCGTCCGTCTCCTCCGCCTCGAAGTCCTCATCCTCATCGCCGTGAGAAACGAAGTCGAGATCCTCGTCAGTGTAGATCACCGCCGCAATCTCATCTCCGTCATCGCCATGCTCGATGGAGACTTGGTCAATGAGAGCGCCAGGGTTGGCGCCACGAAGCACCAGGCTGACCTCGACGAGCTCACCGTGGACAACGTCGTTGCCCTTGGCCCGAACATGGGTCGCATAGATGCTCATCGCCTTTACGTCGCCGTTTCGGACCATCTCTCGAGCAGTCCTCCCACGGTCGGTATTGTTCAGATGGGCGTAGGCGTAAACCCCATCCTCACGAACCTCAAGGTCGGCATGGCCGAGGACGTTCTCAACATCCCCATGCTTGTGCTGCCAGACCAGAGGCACGGTCTTCCCGTCATACGCCGCAAATGCGCCATGCCGGATGATCTTATTATCCGAGCACCGAACATCGTTCTTGGTGGCGTAGCCGGAGAAGTCACACTTAACTGCCATTTTGACTACTCTCCATCAGTTCGGAAATTGGGACATCGGCAGCTGGGATCTCCTCGATAGGCTCTTCGCCTGTCGGCTCCATCTCGGTTGCCGGATTGATGTTGGAGTTCACCAACTGGTCTGCCGTCTCTTCCTCCGATTGCGGCCAGCCGAACTTCGGGCGAAGCTCATTGGCAGTACCGATCTCGTTGCGCTTGACGGAGTCGACCAGCGTGGACATCTCCTCGAGCGGGACGTTGAGGAACGGATCCTCGATCGCCATGATCCGCTGCTTCTGCGTTCGGGCAGTCTTCGTGAGGAATGTCCGGGTGAGGGCATCAGTGATCGCCTTTAGAACTGGGCGAACCGTTCGGTTCTGGTAGTTCAGCATCTGACGAGCATCAGCCTTACCTGTGAAGACATCTTCCGTCATTCCGAGCTGGTTATACAGCTGCGTTGTGAGCCACTGAATCTGGCTCATGAGGTTGTTCTCAGACGGTCGGTTCAGCTGAGTGATTCGCTCCGCGCCATCGGTGTAGGCGATACCATACTGAGAACCGGCCAGCTGTTCCTCAATCGCCTTTCGCCTGGCTTCTGCCTGCTGCTTCTTCAGTTCAGTCTTGACGACGTAGGGAAGCTGAATGATAATGTCCAGCTTTCCAGAGCCAGACTGCTTATCGATAGCGTCGAGCAGATGCAGCTTCTGAGTAAGTCGCTGCAGCGTAGAACTCGGAGCATTCATGACGCTGTACAGAGGATTCTGCACAACAGCCACGAAGTCCTTCTCAAGAGTGAGCTGTTCTCGCTGTCCAGTTTGGTCGTTGTATACTTCCACCCGGACGTGCCGTGGGTACCAGTTGAGGATAGTACCGACACGCATCGACTTTACATCATATCCCTGAGTCATGTCAGGGCTCACGTCCGTGTCGACAGGGACGATGGCTACCGCACCTTCCTCGAACAGAGACAGCACAAGATCCTGGAAGAATCCCTGGCCGGTCTGGTCGATATTGGCACTCAGAGAGAGGCAGTCGTCGAGATAGCTACGGTAGTAGCTCTTGAGGTTGCCGTTCTCGTCAGTCTTCACGTGGCGAATCGGAACATTTGAGACATCAATAGCGATCTGGTTGTAGATGCTAGTGACGATGGTCTGATCGCCGACGACAGGACGGTAATTCAGGTTCGGATTCCCGAAGGTCCACGATCCGTATTCCGGCGTGAAGTTCTTCTTGTCCGGAGACCTTGTAAATGCATTCCAGGCGTGGCTCAATCGATCACTAAGACCCATTTCACCTCCTCGCTCATTCGAATGCCTCCTTGTTATTCTTGTATGCCACGAAGGCATCCATCAGAGCAGCCACTGAGTCGATCTTCTCTTCGGTTCTCTTCTTCAGTAGCTTCCGGTTTCCGTTGGTATCCTCGAGAGTGACGCAGTTACCCATGGTGAATGACATGAGTTCCTGGTCGAAGATGAGAAGGCGTTCCGCTGCAAGCTTCTTGAGCTCACCGAGAGGGACCGATTCAGTTCTGGCTCCCTGAATTACCTTCTCAATACCATACGGTCCGTTCTCCTGTTCCCATCGAGTCACGAATTCCTTGGCGTTGTAGGGGTCGAACCCGAACGCCGAGACATCGTACTTCTGTTCGTCGATGTGCTGATCCAGATCCTCGTATACTTCCATCATGTCCAAGACGGTTCCCTCCATGACTCGGAGAGTTCCTTCTTGGATGAACTGGTCGTACTTCTGGCGTAGTGCCCCGGGCAACTTCATGAGCGTAAGCTCAGAGATGTATGCCAGAGTCTTAACTCCAAACGCTTGGTTACGGAGCGGGAACAAGAAGGTGAACGCACAGAAGTCATCGCCCTGAGACAAGTCGGCGCCCATAGCACACTGCATGTTCCAGAACGTATTCTTCCTGTGCGGGATTGTCTCCTCGTAGGTGAAGAAGTAGGTGTACCCCTCCATAGGGATTCCGAACCTCTTGGCGAGGATGTCGTTTCGAGCAGCTGGGGCTTGTTCCATTCGCTCGACGTCCTGCTGATACCGATCATATGACACGGTGATGCCGATGTTCGGTTGGGCTTTCACCCACATAGCAGGATCTGCTACTTCCTTGATGTCGTCAAGTCGGTAGTAGAAGATTGAGATGTGAGGGGCGACGTATTCGCCCTTCAAGATTTTGAGCAACTCCATCTTCATGGTGTCGCCCACCGCATTGCGGATGGTTCCCTCGGAGGAGACGGCCAGAATGACCGGATCATCAACCTTCGAGGCTCCCTGCTCGAGTGCACCAACCACGTCTTCTCGAATGTCTCCCGAGAGCCATTCATCAACTGTGCAAACCTTCGGGCGCAGGCCCTGGAGCTTATCGATTGACATGGGGCGGACTTCAAGCAGGGAGCCCGTCAGGAAGTTTTCAACGCCCTTCTTAGTCGCAACCAGCTTTTGGCGGTTAGCCCTCGCGCCGGTTGTATTTTGAAGGGATCCCTCGGTGAGGAACTTGTACAGCGGACCTCGGGCACGGGTGATAGCGGTCCGGAATGGACCCATCACCTCTTCTGCCTGCTTCATGGTCGGAGCCGTAGCGATCTGATGCGTCGTTGTAGTGTCAATCACCATGAAGTAGTTCTGGATGAGAGACATGTACATCGACTTCGCTGCTCCACGAGCAACGATCAGATACTGCTTGATTGTAAGGCGCTTCTTTACTGTTTTGGTCTCGTATCGACCGCCGACTCCGTCCTCATAAGGGACGAAGACCTGACGATCCTCGAAGTAGTACCAGCCAAGTAGCTGTTCGGCCCAGAGCTTGAAGCTGTCAAGTAGATGGAGGTCGGCCCCGTCGGACAGCGTAAGCTCGTTCTCACAGTATGCGATGAATCCTTCTACGGCTTGATCGTCATAGTAGTATTCGGGGTTGGCAACAAGTGCGTCAATCCGGTTCATCTCACAGGAGATCTCTTCACATACTGGAATCTCGCCTCGGATGACTGCATCCCGGAACTGTCCGTAGTATTTTGGTACTGCGGTGTTCGAGAGCATTACTTCAGCGGGCTCCCCGGGTTACGAGGACGACGCTTTGGCTTCGGCGAGGGCTTAGTCTGCTTGTACGACTTGGGTTTCTCGATCTGCTTCGGAATCTTCTTGTTTCGAGACTTCTCGATGAGGGCCTTGGCCTCGGACCGGGACTCCGTCTTCATCTCATTCGCCGCAGCCATTGCCTCTTCGGCGCCCTCACGAGCCTTCTCTGCGGCCTTCTTAACCTTCTCGCCAAGACCACCCTTTTCGGCCTTCTGGCCAGTGGCTTGTTCGAAGGCGTTATCGAAGGCAGAACGCATCAGCTTGTTTCCGGCGTACGTCCCTGCCTTAGTGAGAGACCCTTCGAGGATCTGTCGAGTGACCTCACGACCTCGAATAAGGTGGCGATCGGCCTTGAGCTCCCGATAGCGTTTCTCTTGCTCCAGCCGCTTAATTCGAGACTGGAGTTCTGTGTCGCTGATCTTTCGGTAGCCTTTCTTGGCGAACTTCTTTCGGGCCTTGATCTCGACCTTGCGCTGGGTTCGGGCGATAGTCCGCTCTTGGTGTCGTTCATGGGCCTTCTGTACGGTCTTGACGCCTCGTCGGGTTGCACTGACGGTTCCCGAGACGGTCTTGACGGTTCCACGTCCAGCCTTTCGTAGCGCCTTGGCGGTGGCGACACGTCCAGCGGAGGCCTTCTTTCGAATGACGCCCCAGTGCATGCCTTTTACGCCATGGTGGGCTAGGACTTCCCCTCCGTCTGGTAGATCAGTCTCCATGCTGCCTCCTCGATCAGCTTCTGGTATGCCGTGACCAAGAAGGAGTTTCCTGGCGGGTCGAACATGAGCCGGACCTTGAGTGAGATGTACGACTTGATAGCCGCTTCGTCGTTGACGTCCGGAAAGACGGACCACTGAGATTCCTTCTCAATGATCCCGAGGCATTTTGGCCCCAATTGTGCGAGATCCATCCGTGCAGAGTTGATGTACATCAGGATCTGGTCATCGAAGGCGTCATATCCCGGGACAATACCGAGCGCCTTCTTTACATCTTCAAGAATTGTTCCCATTAGATCCTCCAGGGAGCTTGATCGTTGGGTTGACGCTCAACAACTCGTGGTGTCAACCTCGATCGGTCTCCGAAGTGTATCGCGTTGTGGGTATTCTTGGTTGTCGTGATAAGAAACTCTGGCTCAAGGATGTCTGGATTGAAATTCTCGAGATCCTCGGGCTGGATTGGGTTCATGTGGTGGATCAGCGGCATGTACTTGATGTCCAAGCCCTCGATTCCGAGATCACAGGCTTCATCCCGAGCCAGAACAAAGTTCCGAACCTTCTTCCACTCGGTTGAGGAGTAGAATCTTTGGTTCAGGTATCGATCAAAGCCAAACGTCGAGGTTCCGATTCGCCCATCGAGTGACAGGTAGTCGAAACGCTCCTCAAAGGTCTCGAGGAGAGCCAGATCAGAGTACGTCCGTAACATCTCCCGCTCCAGAGTATGTACGGAAGGCTTCGATAGCTTCCTTAGCGATCTTCTCGGCTTGCTCTGCACTCACGAGCGCAGTCTTCTTCGCCTCAAGGAGCGCCGTTTCGTTTCTCAGCTTCTCAACCTCGAGCTGTTCTCTTGTGGAGGCAAGCTTGAGGTAATGGTTCACCGTGGTTGCCGGTGCAGTACCCTCTCGAAGTTGCTTCTCAGCGAGCTCAAGCGCCAGATTGATCATCTGCGCCTCTCGTTGTTCCACAGTTCGAGCGGGTTTCGAGGGGGTTGAGGCCCTTTTACCCATAGTTGCTCCTTAGATAGAGGGCGTTTGGGGCCAATTGAGGACTAGATTCTAGGGCCCGATGTGAGCGAGACCAGCAGGAAGAAAGGAGCACACAAAAACTTCCTGTGAGCCCTAGAACCTAGACCCCAATTGGCTTTCCAAATATCCCTCCGGGGAAAATATGGAG